GTTCTATTGCTCAAAATTTCTTCAACCTGGCTCAATACTTCCCCGGACGGCAATTCGCCGTCCTGCATCAATACTGTCACGTCAACGTTTCCAGGGCCCGTACCGCTTTCCCGGTAGTAATCGCCCAATGCCCTGTAAAATCCAGCGGCGTCCGTAATTCCCCATGGTGCTAAAAATGCCGCAAATTGAACCAAATCTAAAGCGGGCATCCAGGCTCTCGCATCTACTATTCCGGGATTCGCCGTCCTTGCCCAGAATTCATACGCGCCGTCAGGCCCGGCTACAGAAAACGATTCCGGTACCGTGCGCAGTCTGGCGCGGTAGGATTCTATATCCTCAATATCCATTCCACCGCTTGTTGGTGTTATGTTTTCTGCGGATGCTACAAACGGAATTATGTCTACCATGTTGTTAATCGCGCCAGCCTCAAATCCCATGCCGGCAGTACCGGCTACATTGCACTGCGCTTCAATATCAACATATAACTGCCCAGGCGGGATCTCCGCTGGTTTTGTTGTGGCAAAAAATAACTGATTATCCGCTGTTGCTCTTGACCCTTTGGGAATAGGTGTTGCAGATGCGCGTACTATTGAAAGGGTGTACCTCATGGTTGTCATGGCATAAGACGCTTGGAGGCGTTTGCCGCGGTCTCCGTACAAATCTCCAAGGTACTCAATTGTATCTGACCCGGCAAAAAACAAAAGATTGCCTTTGCCCGTCCTGTCTATGTCGTGATTAACCTGTGCAAGAACCGCGGCTTCTGTAAGCTGAACTAAGCGCTCTGGTGCCGCAAGCGACAATCTAAATCCGCTTTCCCCGTTTGCCCTTCTTATCGCTTCGTATAACTCACGCAGCTTGTCAGCCAAAACACGAGCGTCATCTTCCGCGAACTGCAAATCTCCAAACGCCATTTTACAACCTCACATCAATTGATACTCTTGGAAATACGCGACCGGCTATGGGTTCCGCGTTCCATGATATTTGCTTTAAGACTGCCCTTGGTTCATAACGCCGCAGGGCCAGGAAAATTTCCTGTTCTGCCATCGCACGAACCCTGTCAATCGGACTGTCAAGAAAATCGAATGATATTCCAAACTCACGATCAAGCGGAACTGTTCCTTTTCTGGTGGAAATAATGGTCCGCACGTTCTGCATAACTTCAACTACGCCGGTCGTGCCATAAATTACTTCATTCGGCATGGATTCTGGCGACACTTCCATTTTTATACTCCCTTAATTATATTCCCGTGCCGACACAAGAAGCTCCGTCCACAAAATATCACCTGTACCGGGCTCAAATTGCGATGATGTGCCGATGATGTCCTTGATATACCAAAAATTACCGGATAACGGTCTGCCCCCAAGGATTAAAGGGAAATTACGCCCGGCGCGGACATGATCCCTTACTGTGTCGTACATGCTGCGGGGGTCTATGCCGAGCATCCGCGTCAAAATCATTGTTAATTCAACTTCATCAAGGCCAGGCCCAAGGAATTCAGAAATAGGCGCGGAGTTTAAGGGAAAATGCTCCGACCATCTTCCAGACGATTTCTGCTTAACGTCCGAAAATGTGAATGAGCGAATGCCGGAGACTTCAAATACTATGTCCCCCCATGAACCTATAGTCATAACATCCTCCTATGACGCCCCGCCGTTGGACAGATAACTCGTTACTGCTTTCGCCATGCGCTCGCATATATCCTCATCCCCACGCCCGTTTGCAAAGGCGTCATACAAACCTTCCTGCAACGGCCCAAGGCTGCCGCTGAATACCGTCGTGGAGAACCCAGCCATGATCATTTGGTGAAACGCAGATCCAACGTCATTGGCGTGCCGCCTATTCCCTCCGCTTGACATAGTTCTCATAGCCAAGCATGATGCCAAAATCTGAGCATCGCAGGGGCTGGGGACACTGGAACATAAAATAGGCGTATTCGGATATGCCAAAAGGTTTGCTCTCCATGTATTCGCATGAGAGCTTGTAATTCTAGCCAAGCCGTCAGAATAAAACTCATCCCCGCCATTTACCATCCCGCGCATCGAAAGAAAAAGGTTCAAATAATCGTTCGCCAAGGCCATTATTTCAGCACCTTCCCTATGACGCTTTCCAACTCTATAATTTGGGCGATTGTTTCAGGATGGGTTCTATGAAGTGCCGGAGATCCCACTGTCTGTTGCGTGCGGAATATCCTGCAAAGCTCCAGTAACAGCCCGCCTACTGTATCAATGCTGTTCCCCAATTTAACAAGCCCTGTCGCAGAACTGCCAAATGTAGCATTGTTCACCGCCTCTATCACCACCTCGTTTTCAATTTTCCCCTTTAGATCCTTTGTTTGTATTTTTGTTGTTTCCTTTACTTCTATGTCCAAGTTCTTTGTTTTGAAAGAGCCTTTCTGATCGCATATTAAATCCAGAGTACCGGCCTTGGCATCGAACCTTACAACATTTTTCCCATCATCACTAACCAGCAGAATAATATCAGGTGCCCCGCCCTGCGGCATTTTGTTCGCGGTATATACCTTGCCAAGTATGTGGCCTTCCTGCGCCCCATTGGGAAGCCTGGACATGACAACGTGATCGCCTTCTTTTGGCGTATAAAATATATTCCAGCCGCCAACAGCCGGGAAAAGCACCTGCATCTTGCCTGATACCAAACCGTCAAAATCATCCATAGCAACACGCGCGGACGCGCTTTTAACGTCACGCTCTGAAACCTGCCCATGGTGCAGCATTGCCCTATTATCTGCCATATCAATACCCCAATACGCGATGCGCGGTTATATCAGTGGTGTACCAGTTGCCGACTTTATGCCGGGCCTTGGTTATCAAGTATTTGCCCGAATAGACTCCGAAGCCGTTTATCTGTATTGTTGCCCCTGATACCATGTTCACGTTTCCAACTAGCTTGAGAGTGCATGTCCATTCTTTTTTATTTTTTTCCCGGCAAGCCGCGCGGGCTTGTATTATCATATTGTCAGTAGCGTCAGCCCGTATGTCATCAAAATCACCTGCCGTTTCATTAAAAGGCGAAAAGCCGGTCTCAAATGTACCGCCGCTTTCACCCTCTGCCGTGTCAATGCCTTCCCGGAAATTGTCCCCCCGTAAATCCCCCGGACGGTAATTCACCAGGGCAACTTGCCGCGTTGCCGGCGGGTTATCTGGTACAAATTCGGCTCTGGCAAGCTCCCCGCTTTTGGGGTCTTTATAGGAACATTCAGCTTTGCATACCGAATCGGTTGTGTCCTGGGAAAATGAAAAATCATTTATTCGTATTCCGACTTCCTGCTTGTCAAATGTATCAACTACTGCCCGGCGTTCGTAAACTGATTCCTCAAATAAAACCACCATGTCTGATGTTACTTTGACAGAAACACCGTACCGCCTGGCCAATTCCTGCAAAAACGCCATGTCGGACTGCTGCAACTGGTCTACCCGGTCAAACTGTATATCGCTTTCCACTTCATACATTAATTCCATCCCGGCCCCATCGGATACATCCTGCGCGATTTGCCGTAATGTCGTATCTTCCCAGGCTCTGGACTTCTCAACACGTCTCATGCTGGAGGATAGCGGGGTGGATATGGATTTTATTGATACCGCGTCCGGGGGCCCGCTAAAGTCAACGCCGTCAATCTCAAAGGCACCGCAATCCAGTTCAAAATAATCACCCTCTGAATTCCAGTTCTCCACGCAGATTTTTGCTTTTAAGATCGTGCCGGGAATTGCGTTGCTGGGAGGTGCAGGAACGTAGTTAATATCACCAAACGCGCCTGTAGAATCCGCAAAACTCCAGCCTTCCCCGGACAGCTCCCTCCCTCCATCATCGCCTTCTACCCTTAATTTTGGATACCAGGGGCCAATCCATTTATTTTCACGGTCATGGCAATGCAACTGCAATTCGTCAGCTTCGTCAGAGGAATTGTCGGTATAAGAGAGGCTTATAACGCTGCTGGAAACCGCTTCGGTTATATCGCGTTCATTGTACTCTACTTTAACCCATGCCCGTCTTGATTCTGCCACTGTTTACCCCTGTTTCCACGGCGGCAATAAATCAGATGTTTGCGTTCTGGTTGCCGGCCTGTCAGGAACATTTATCATTGTGGGTTCGTCAAACTGCACTATATTCCGCAATGCCGGATTTGCAGCTAACAGGATATGAATAAAACCTTCATCATTGTATAAGCGCCAGGACAATAAATCCCAGCAGTCCCCCTGCGCCGCCATGTGCTGTTTCATTCTAGGCATAACTCACCCGCGCCTTATTGCGGAACATTTTATCGCACACCAGTCTAACCCGTTCCTCAAAATCTTCCCCGGCTTGCTGGCCGGCCTGTGTTATCTGGTTCGCCGTTTCGCTGTCCGGGGTGCCGGAAAAATTATTTGTCATTCGGAAATCAACATTAACTACGGTGTCGCCTCCTGATATTTGCCTCGCAGCGGCTTCCATGACCGGGGACGGCGGCGGGGATTCCTGCGGCGTGAACATTTGCGGTATGTTTCCCGCGCTCACGGCCATATCCGCCTGTTCCCGGCCGATGTATCCGCCTATTACCCCGGCCTGTTTCCAAACGTCAAACCCTCTCCGGCTGTTGTTAAGCGGCACTACAGCTTCGGCTCCTTTTTCGGATATCTCCGCAATGTGCCGGTTCCTGAATATTCCGCCATCGGCGTGTGCGGGTATAGGTTCGGAACGGCCCCTGTTGAATAAACCGGATACAGCATTACGCGCGCCGCCCAAGACATTGCCGATACCGCCTATAACATTGCTTACCGCCTCAAATTTGCGCGTAAAGAAACCAATGAACGCATCCACCATTCCACGGATCCGATCAAACACCGCGGCAAACCTTTCCGCCATTCCGTTGATAACGCCAGTTACAGCTTCAAAGGCACCGCCAAATCTTTCCCTAAACCATTCTCCGATACCGGAAAAAATGCTTTTTATTTTTTCCCATAAGTTGCGGAAAAATTCCGCAATCGCACCCCAGTTCCTTACAATCAAAAACGCTGCCGCTGCCAATGCCCCTATAGCAAGAACAACAATCGTAATCGGTGATTTAATAAATGCCATTACTGCCCCGAATACTTTTCCTACGGTTGCGGCTATGCTCATTCCAGCAGCTAATGCTTTTGTAGCCCCAGCCAACGCCAGCGTGCTTATTTTTTGGGCCGCCATTACCCCGACAGCCTTTATGCCCCCGGCATTTTTTATAGCCTGTGCTGCATTGTAGGCAATTATAGCCGTGGTAAGCGTGCCTACCGCTATTCCGACAAGAATTAAAGCTTCCCTGTGTTCATTTACCCAGACTGTTATTCGTTCCCAATTTCTGAAAATAAAGATTGCCGCCGCAACCGCCGCCGCGATTCCGGCAATTATCCCGATTATCGGAAGTGCGGCCTTGGCTACGACTGCAAAACTAACCTTTAACCCTTTCAGTATATGACCAACCGACTTCATGGCTGTTTTTATGAACACTCCAAGGGACCAAACAGTACGCAAGCCGCTTATCAGTGTCGGCGCAACCGCCAGGCCGCCTAAAATCATTCCAAGATTACGCCATCCCCCGACAAAATCCCGAACCCTGGTTACAGTATTCGCTATCCACTGTCCGAATTCCCGAACCCTGGCGATCACCTCGGGCAAGCGTTGCACCATTCCGCCTAACCAGCGCCCGAAATTCTCCCCAAGCTCTCTTATCACAGGCATTTGCTCAACTATCGCACCTTTGAGATGATCAAATGCCTCTGTTATAGGACCTATCGAAGCGCCAATGAACTGGTTCCTTAGGCCATTAACCGATTCCCTTAGCCTGGTTCGCGCGTCCATGAATAATTCTGACTGCCTGGCCTGTTCTTCGGTCATTACGATACCCAAACCCACGGCTTCCTGTTTCAATTCCCTGATTCCGGCAGAACCGTTTCTCAATGCCGCCATCATTTGCGGCCCTGCTTGCCTTCCGAACAGAGTCATTGCCACTCTGGTTCTTTCCGCATCGCTTGGAAGGGATTTCATAAAGTCAGAAATCCGCTCAATCGCCTGTTCAGGCCTCATGTTAGCCAGCTTCCTTGCGTCAAGTCCTATTTCTTGCAGTTTCCGGCTGAAAGCCTCATTGCCGGCCGCGCCCTGCCTTACCGTGTTGCTGAAATGCTGCATTGATTGGTCAAATTGCTGTGCGCTCACGCCGGACTGGCTCATGGCGTAGCTCAACTTCTGGTATGCCTCGATTCCCATACCAAGCCTGTCCGCTGTCTTTGCTACCCTGTCGCCGGTTTCGGCGAATGAATTAGCAAGCCCCAACACGGCGACACCTGCGGCCGTCACGCCGCCGACAACGCCAAGGGC